GCATGATTCCCCCCATCCAATCTACCGTGCCGCCCGCTCAGGACGCCGTAAACAGGCGTATAGGCGCAAGAAAACGCTTCCCGGAGCCTCTTAACCTGCATTTGGCAGTCAATGCCAAGTGCAACGAGGTTTGCCGGAAGGCTTATTTCGCCGCACAACACGACCAGGCCCGGTCAATACGATTTTGGCGGGCAGCGGTGCGACTCATGGTGTGGCTGCACGATTACGAAGGGGCAGATGACATTGAGGATTGCGTATGGTCAAGAGCGACACAATAGAATGCACTTGCAACCCGTCCGAAGCTGTGCCATATTTGGGACGTGACCAACCAAGAGTCATTTCAGACACGTTCCACAGCGGAAACGCCATTGTCCAAAGGCATGGGCAATCAAGGAACTGGTCTGGCGGTTGCAACCCCGCCTGGTTGGTCACCGACCGCCGGACCGATTCCTTTGGAAGGTCTGCATGGCCAGGCTTACAAACTCGCAAGACGAACCCTCAAGGCTCAACTCTATCCGTACCGGCATTACTTCGCCTCACCAGACACGCGAAAGCGTTATGCGTTCAAGGCGTTCTACTGGTATTGGGTACGAGGTCGTGTGCCTTCTCAACGGGTGATTTCGGATTGCGTCAAGGCTCGGATTCTGACTCCAACGGGACTGGTGCCGCCACCGGCGATGACAACGGACGGGGCTTATCGGGGAGACCATCACATCTCGGAAGTCGCCACAGCAAAGACCGTCGAAAGGCCACGGAGAAACGGCAGCAATGCCGGGGATACTACGGTAGCGAGAGTCCTTGGACTCCGTGCAAACCCTCAAGCCTCACGCTCAAGGGAAGTCATAATCTGCAACCCCCTCCCAACCCGTCCTACATCGTGTCTGAAAGAACCTGCTCGCGCAGTGCCGCTCAAACCATAAACGGCGAGGAAACGGGCAGCTTGGTTTTGGCTCCAAGTCGGGGTCAAGCTGAACTCCTCTGCCTACAACTCAGGGAAGTCTGGAAACAGCCCGGCAACACAAGGAAAACATGACCACCCCGGCGATCACCATAGACCCGGCAGCCGAAGCTTGGCTCAGGGCATTGGCCGGGACAACTCATGGCCGGTACTCACGGTTGCGGACGGCCGTTATCAGGACGATAGGGCTGGAACCCGGTGACACGATTATCGAGGGTGACATCGAGTGGGCGCTCGGTATCGGGCGGTTTGCCAGCCCCACTTCCGGTAATACCTCAAGGGCGTCCACAACTCCAAGACCTGAACCGGCCACGTCCTGAACCCGGTCCGGTAAGAGCGCAGGATTGCGTTACAGGCCCGGTCCCGTTTCTGGAGATCGGTTCGGGGTAGGAAACTCATTTAGTCAACGGGAGCCGGATAGGGTTGTACCCGGCCCCCGCTCTCGCTCTTGTTGTGGGACTCGCATAAAAGCATTCTCTCATCCTCTCTGCCGGTCGCCCGGCGGTTATGCAGCTTGCGGCCTTGGGTCTTCCTTGGCGATCTCGGAAATGTAATCGTGGTTGTCGCAAAGGAACCGAGCAAGCTCCTCCAACAGTTCCTGCTCAATCAGACAACCGCCGTTTCGGATATTGTCCTTTAGGAACTTTTGCATCTTTGCTGTTCGGGCACTGTCAATGTCCTCAAACAATGTCAAGCCAACCCGAAATGCTTCTGCGACCCGAATTGAATCCATTTGTGGCGCTATTGCTCTCATGCGTTCCTCCTCATGCTGAATGTTGACTTGTGCTGCCCCCAAGATTGCCGTTGGGCCACACCCGTATACCCCCCTCAACAATCCGCTCCCCGGTATCCCCGCCGGTCCGGTGCTCCCGTATCATCGCCAAAGCCAGGTGCGCTTCGGTGTCGGGCAGGCTCGTCAGGTACTGGTGCGGTTGGGGAGCCTTGCGCCGATAGTTGCCGTTCTCGTCCAATATCCCCAACTGGATTTCCCGCTCAATCATGGCCCGGTAGTCTGACCATTGCCTGTCACGGGCTGACTGGGGCTGGGCGTAGGGAGATTCATCCGACATAGAAGTGCGGGACAACCAATGCGCCAGTCTCGATGCTTTTCTCGACCATTTCATCCACCGTAGATGCCGCCGCTTGTGTTTCGGCAACCACTGCCGCAACTTTGGACAGCAACTTGTCGCGGGCAATCTCCTTTGCCTTGATAAGCAGGTTCTCCAGCGGGTCGAGTTCCTTCCCCCACCGCGCCAAGATGTGAAACTTGCGCTGGTATTCGTTGCCCTCATACGCCACAAGCACAGGGTCGCGGTCGCTGGGAGTCATCGGACACCAGACGTAAAGGCCGGAATAAACCCCCAAGTCAGTTGCGTCTCGCCGCCACCTGCAACACCCGCAACGGAATTGGACCGTCCTTGTACTGGCGCAACTCGACTTTCTTGGGACACAGCAAGCTGTAAACGAACATCTCCTCGCACGACATGAGCCGGTACGGATTGCGCGTTGCCGTGCCGATGTTCGTCCGGGATAATTGGCCCTGAAGATTCAACTTCTGGCAAAGCTCGATGGCTTCGGAATCCGCAGCCATTGTTTCGAGTTCGCCCTTCACTTCCTCGACTTCGTATGTTTCAACCTTCATTGTTCCTCCTGATTTATCGGTCGGTTAATCTGTCCATCGCATCGTCTGCTGCCCGGCCTACTGCATCAGCTTCGGCCCGGTCATGCCATTTTTGCACCTGCTCGTTTGAGAACGTTTCTTCACAAACCTCACACTGTACTGGCACGTCTAGTACCGCGTGCTCTCCATGGTCGAATTCACATGAGAACTCTGTCCCGCACTTCGGACACTCAAACCATACGGTCGTGGTCATAATCGGCTCCCACCCGCCTTAGTAGCTGGCCCGGATAGATCAACACGCGGCGCGCAGGGGTTCGGACGGGCGGGAGTCATAGCAACCCCATCTTTCGGTAGTGGCCTATTTTGAATTTTATTCGACATCGGCAGTTTTCCAGTCGGGAAAAGCGACCTCGTTTTCGCGTTCCCACCATCGTTTTCGGAACCCCTGAAAACCTCGAATACGCTCAGGGAGCGTCACCGCAACACCGCCGCCTTTCCGACAAATCGCCCAAGCGTGCGGCGTGTCGCGCAGGGCTGTCACTGGCGCGTAGCCACGTAAGCGGTTGTGCGCGATGATATAAAGACGGTCTCCGGGCTCAATCGGAGGCTTTGCGCCACGATTGCCGAGAAAAAACCCCCACTCAGTCCCGGTTTCTGGCTCGCCCGCCGCGTCGCCTTCGGCAATCCATTCCGGCCAAAACCACTTTGGTACGGTCACAACTAAATCCATGCCAATCTCCTTTCAGTTTTCAAAGTAGGCCACTACCCATCTTTCTACGTTCGTTGTTCATCAGTGCCTGGCACAACTCAAATCGCATGTGCAGGAAATCCCAGTGGGCGACGATCTTCTGCGCCGCTGCGGTTTGGTCAATGACCTCCTTGATCGCGGCATCCCAACGCTCGTCAGCACGGGCCAACGTCTCGCTGGCCGTTGCCGAATTGTCTTTCCCCAAGTATTCGGCAACCAACATCGCCAATCGCTGTTTTAGCCTGTCATCACGGAGGCCGACAACCTGCCGGGCCATAGCATAAGAATCCTCCATCGAACGCAATTCAGCTATCGTCTCTTGTGCCTTGCGTTCTGCCTCCAACAGATTGTCGGCGCTCGCGTCCATGCTACCATTTGTCTGGATGATTGGGGTCGGCCTTGTCGTCTGCCGCCGAGTACGCCGCTTCCGTTTCGCTGGTCCGAGCCGGTGTTGGGGCGGTCTTCTTGCCGGGCAACCCCGTCTTGACCGCTTTCGCCGGCGGTATCACCCGAATCGCCGGTTTGATCTCACCGAAGCTCTTGACCTCGCGTGACCCTAGCGTGACCTGTTTGCCCTTCCACTGGGCGTCATCGCCGCCGTGTTGCGCCGCTATCATGTCCCAGTTGGTTGGATTGCACCGCAGTTCCATCTCGACGCCCTGGAAGCTGATAACGGTGCCGGTCTCTTTCACGCCGTCTTTCTCGAACTCCTCCTGATACACCTTCTCGATCACCAAGAGCGAATCGCCGTCCTCGAAATCAGCGGCTTTTAGGAATCGCCTGGGGAATCTCTCGTCGCGTGTTGCCATTGTGTTTGTCCTTTCGGTTGTTGGTTTTGTTTGTGTTTTGTTCGGCTTGTTAGTGTTTCACCCACCACAAAAGTATCCCCACCCCGGTTCCCAAAATGCTAAACACCATCGCCATCTCAATCCAGAACATCACCACCGGACACTTCGGCTCAGGGCCGTATCGTTGCATGGCCCATTTGTCCAGAGGGGGGTTCATGACGGAATCACCATATCTTCCGAGCCGTAGCCGGAGCCGGAGCCGTAGCCGGAGCCGGAGCCGTAGCCGTCGCCGTAGCCGGAGCCGTCGCCGTCGCCGTAGCCGTAGCCGGAGCCGGAGCCGTAGCCGGAGCCGGAGCCGTAGCCGGAGCCGGAGCCGTAGCCGTAGCCGGAGCCGTAGCCGTCGCCGTAGCCGTAGCCGGAGCCGGAGCCGTCGCCGTCGCCGGAGCCGGAGCCGGAGAATACCCAAGACGGGAACATAACCGGCTTCACCAATCGAACGGCACGCACACAAAACTTGCTCCG